CGACGTCGTCCTCGCCGAGAAGCACCCCGACATGACCCCGGGCGACGCGGCGGAGTACGCCCAGGCGCTCGAGCAGCGCTTCCGGTTCAAGGCCATGATCGGCGATACGGGCGGACTCGGGAAGGGCTACGCCGAGGAGGCTCGGAAGCGCTTCGGCCTGCCCATCGAGCCGGCCGAGAAGAACAACAAGCGCGGGTACATCGACCTCTTCAACGGCGCGCTGAAGTCGGGCGCGCTGAAGGTGCTCCCCGGCTGCGACGACCTTGTCCGCGAGTGGACCGTGCTCCCGTGGTCGCCGGGCCGGCAGAAGGAGGCGCCAGGCTTCGCGAACCATCTTGCGGACGCGTGCCTCTACGCGTGGCGCGCGGCGTGGGCGTACCTCGAGACCGAGCGGCAGGACGCACGCGCGAAGACCGACGAGGAGCGCGAGCGCGAGGAGGAAGAGCGGCTCGCCCGGGAGCTCGACCGCGAGGCCCGCGAAGCCGCGAAGGGGGACCGTGGCTGGGCGCGCCGGATGGCGTCTCGGCGGTGAACCTTCCCAGGGCTGACAAAATATGTCATGCCTCCTTCGTGGACGAAGTCGCGCGGCTTCGCGCTCTCGGGGACCTCATGGGGGAGCAGGGCTGGACCGAGCTCACGCTTGGCGACGGCACGCGCATCGTCCGTCCGCAGCGGGCCCCGGCGCCCCCGAAGCTCGTCCCGATGACGCCGCGCGAGCGCGACGAGCGGGCGGCGCTCTCCGAGGAGGAGCGCGTCGCGAGCGCCGAGGAGCAGGCCGCCGAGGAGCACCGTCGGTATTGGGAGCGCGTGACGCGTAGCAGCGGCGCGCCGATCCCGCCGTTCCGCCCGACCGCGAAGAGGTCGGCGTGAGCGCACCGGGGGACCTTCGCTGGTGGCGCCTCACCGGCGCCGATCGCGCGGACGCCATCGTCGCGGCCTCGCGCAAGGTGAAGGCCGACCAGGAGTACCGGCAGCAGGAGGATCTGCTCCACGCGTCGCTGTACGGAGACCTGCAGGTGCTCGGGTTCGGGGCGTACTCCTACGCGCGCCGGCCCGAGACGCGCGGCGGTCAGCTCTCGCTGAACATCGTCCGGAACGTCATCTCGGCGTGCGTCTCGCGTGTGGCCGCGAAGGCGAAGCCCAAGCCGACGTTCGTGCTCAAGGGCGGCGACTGGGCGCTCCGGCGGCGCTCGCGGAAGCTCGAGAAGGCCGTCGACGGCATCTTCTACACGACGGGCTTCTACGAGATCGCCAAGCTCGCGTTCCGCGACGCGTGCATCTTCGGCACCGGCTCGATCGAGTGGGGCGTCGACTACGACGCGGGGCAGGTCTTCTGCCAGCGGAAGCTCGCGGGCGAGGCCCTCGTCGACGACTTCGAGGCGCTCTACGGCGCATCGGGCGTGAAGACGTTCTACCTGGAGCGGTACTGGGACAAGGCGGTGCTCGCGGAGATCTACCCGGAGCACGCAGACGCGATCTGGGCGGCGAAGAGCGAGGACGACGGGGACGCCGTCGGCTTCGACCCCTCGTGCGAGCAGGTGCTCGTGCGCACGGCGGTGCGGCTCCCTGCCTTCAAGGGCGCGAAGCCTGGCGCGTGGGCGCGCGTCATCCCTGGCGCGGAGCTCGACTCGGGCGAGCAGCGTCGCGACCGACCTCCGCTGGCGTCGTACCGCTGGGACCACGCGATCGCCGGCTGGCACGGCACCGGGCTCGCCCACGAGCTCTGCGGGCTGCAGCTCGAGATCAACGACATCCTCGACGAGATCCAGGACGCCCAGCACGGCATCAAGGGCAAGTGGTTCGTCGAGCAGGCCTCGCAGGTGAACGACGAGCACCTGAACGACGAGGCCGACGCGATCGTCCTCTACCGTGGCACCGTGCCTGTCTACGTCTCGCCGCAGGCCATCCCGGCAGACGTCTACAACCACCTCTGGCAGCTGTACTCGAAGGCGTACGAGATTGCCGGCATCTCGCAGCTCGCGGCGACCTCGCAGAAGCCCGGCGGTCTGAACAGCGGTGCGGCCCTCCGCGCGTACCGTGACTTCCAGTCCGAGCGGTTCCTCGACAAGTTTCAGGGCTGGGACGAGTTCATCCTCGAGAACGCGCGGCTCGCCCTCGACGCGATGCGCGACCTCGCGGAGTACACCGGCGGGGCCATCACCGTCGGCATCCGGCGCGGGCGCGAGGTCGAGGAGGTCCGCTGGGACGAGCTCGACATCGACGAGGCGGCCTACGAACTGCAGATGACGCCGACCTCGATGGTGCCGTCGACGGTGGCCGGCAAGCTCGCGTTCGTCGAGCAGATGGCCCAGATCGGCGTGGTCGACCCCGAGGAACTGCTCGAGCTCCTGGAGATGCCGGACACGGAGCGCTTCACGAAGCGCAGGCTTGCGACGCGGCAGCTCGTCGAGGACATGCTCGAGGAGATGATCGAGACGGGCATCTACCAGTCGCCCGAGCCGATGATGTTCTGGCCGACGGCCATCAAGGTCGCGGTGGAGAGCTACCTCGAGTACCGGCGAGACAAGGCGCCGCCGGAGCTGCTCGACCTCGTCTCGCGGTGGATCGTGCAGGCGAGGCTGATGCAGAAGAAGCAGCAGGCCGAGGAGGCCCCGCCGCCGCCTCCGCCGCAGAAGGGGCCGCCCGTGGGTGGTCCGGGCCCGGGTGCGCCTCCGCCCGGGATGGCTCCGCCGCCGCCGATGGCGGCCTGAGGGGATCGGATGAACGTGGACGAGACGACGCAGGAGATCGGCGACGAGGCTACGAGCGCGGACGCGTCCGGCGAGGGGGTCTCCCCTCCGGACGTACAGTCCCCCCCGGACGGCGAGGGCGAAGCCTCGCCGGACGCGTCCGCGCCCGAAGCGAAGCCCGAGCCGACGCCGGAGGAGGCCGAGAAGGCCGCCCGCCGGGGCGCCCGCCTGAAGGCCGCCGAGGAGGCCGAGAAGGCCGCCGAGACGCGCCGCGCCGAGCGCCGGAAGCAGGTCGAGGCGCAGGAGCGCGAGGCCCGCATCCTCGCCCGCGAGCGCGCCGCGGAGGAGGCGATCCGCTCCGTCCAGCAGCAGGTCCAGGAGGTCGCCGCCCTCAAGCAGCGGATCCTGAGCGGCGGCCCCGAGGCCCTCGAGGCGATCGGGACGAGCTTCGACAAGCTCACGCACCAGTACCTCGAGGCGAACACCCCTGAGGCGCTCGCGAAGCGCGCGCTGGAGCGAGCCGAGGCCCTCGAGGCCCAGCTCCGCGAGGAGCGCGAGGGGCGGACTCGCGAGGAGCAGCGGCGCGCGGAGCAGGCCGCCGTGCAGGCGTCGCGCGAGCGCTTCGAGGCGTTCCTCGACGGCAACGCGGGGGACTTCCCTCACGCCGCCGACATGGCGCCGAGCCTCCTACACCGGGAGGCGGCGGACATCGCTCGGGAGTACCGCGCGGAGTTCCGCGAGGACATCGGCTTCACGCAGCTCGCGGTTCGCCTTGACGAGCGCGCGCGCATCCTGCAGGAAGAAGCACAGACTCGGAGGGCGAAGCGAGCGCCCTCGTCGACCACGCCGAGCGACGGCGCCCCTCCCCATCCGCAAGCCGCAACCCTCGGGCAACCCGCGAGCAGGCCCGCCCCACGCACGCTGCCCAACGCAGTCGCGGGGACGAGGGCAACGCCGAAGCGTCCGATGACGGACGCAGAGATCGACGAGTGGGCGCTCGCGGAACTCCGCGCCGCTCTCGCCGCCGACCGCAAGGCGAACGCCTAAGCCGCTCCGCACTCCGCCCCGCAGCGTGCCTCTCCCGAAAGGAGGCGCGCGATGGCTGTCGGCGCAACTACGGTTTCTGCTCTCCAGAACATCCTCAAGACCAAGTACGACCAGAAGAAGCTCCACTCGATGACGTACCCCGACTGCGCGTGGCTCGGCCGCGTGCGGAAGGACACGAACTTCGGTGGCAACAACTCGCGCGTGACGGTGCGCTACGGGCGCCCGCAGGGTGGCTCGATCACCTTCACGAAGGCGCAGAGCAACAAGACGTCGTCCAACGACGGCGCGTTCCTGCTCACCCGGGCGCGCGACTACCACGTCTGCTCGATCACCGCGGAGGCGATGCTCGCTTCCGAGGGGGACGAGAACTCGATTCTCGGTGGCGTGAAGGGCGAGATGGAGGGGTGCGTCCTCTCCTTCAAGCGCTCGATCTCGCTCCAGCTCTACCGCAACGGCGGGGGCGCCCGCGGTCAGATCTCGTCGAGCTCGACGGTCGCGACGGACACGATCACGCTCGCCGAGCCGAGCGACGTCGTCTTCTTCGAGTGCGAGATGGTCGTCCAGGCCGCGAGCACGGACGGTACCAGCGGCTCGCTCCGCAACGCGGGCGCCGAGACGACCATCGAGGCCGTCGACCGCAGCGCCGGCACGCTCCGCACGACCGAGGCGGCGTGGAACACCACGATCGCCGCGATCGCCGCGGGCGACTACCTCTTCCGGTCCGGCGACTTCGGCGCCGCCGCGAAGGGCCTCACCGCGTGGCTCCCGTCCACCGCGCCGTCCGGCGGCGAGTCCTTCTTCGGACAGGACCGCTCGCTCGACTCGCGCATGTACGGCGTCTACCTCGCCGCGACCGCGGGCACCTCGAAGGAGGACACCCTCGTCGACGCGTCCACCCGCCTCGGCCGTGAGGGCGGGACGCCCGACGCGGTCTACATGCACAACCTCGACCGCGCCGACATCGTCAAGAACCTGATGGGCAAGGCGACGTTCGAGATGACGAAGTCGTCCGACGGGACCGTGGGCTACAAGGCCCTCATCCTCGAGGGCGACAAGGGCCCGCTCAAGGTCATCGCCGATCCGAACTGCCCGAAGGGGAAGTTCTTCATGCTGCAGGAGGACACCTGGGTGCTCAAGAGCATCAAGGGCCTGCCGCACCTCATCGAGGAGGACGGCAACAAGATGGTCCGCGAGTCCACCGCGGACAACTTCGAGTGGCGCTACCGCGCGCTCTGGCAGCTCGGCTGCGAGGCGCCCGGCTGGAACCTCCACGGGAGCTTCTGAGCCATGCCCGGCGGAAACTCTGGCGACGAGGCGATCAAGCACGTGGGGAAGCGGCGCGTCCGGATCTCCGGCCGCTTCTTCCCGAACGGCGCGAGCGCGGTCTCGGCGACCAGCAACCAGGGCAAGGCCGGGTGGAGCGTCGCGCGCACCGCGCAGGGCGTCTTCACCATCACGCTCGACCGCCGCTACCTGAAGGTCTTCCCCATCGGGGGAGCACTCCAGCTCTCGGTGGCGGCGGCCCGCTTCCTCCAGTGGGGCGACATCACCGCGACGTCCTCGGGGCACACCCTCGTCCTGCGCGTCATCGACGCGACGGCCGTGGCCCAGGACGTGGCGGCGAACGCCAACAACTCGATCGGCTTCGACATCGAGGCGGTCCAGGACACGGTGGCGGGATGAAGGGCAAGGCGTCCGGCGTCGGGCTCCTCGTCATGGCGAAGCCCAAGGGCGACGTCGAGGACGAGGAGCTCGACGAGGGCGGCGAGGACGAAGCCGGGGAGGTCGACGATCTCCTCGGCAACGCCTTCGACGCGTTCGGTGACGAGGACCGCGAGGGCTTCGTCAAGAGCATGCGTGCGGCCTTCAAGCTCTGCATGAAGGGGGAGTGACGTGTCCGACTCGGTGACGATGGCGAGCATGGTGGCCGAGGTTCGGCGTCTCGGAGGCTTCGAGACGCTCGACCAGGCCAACGCGTTCGCCACGGACGCCGAGATCGAGTCGCGGATCAACCGAAACGGTCGGCGCGTCTACAACGCGCTCGTGAAGGCCCGCGGGGCCAACTACTTCCGCACGCAGATGTCCCCGGCGATCACAACGTCGGCGGGGACGTCCGCCTACAACCTCCCGGCGGCGTTCCTCCAGCTCCTCGAGGTCTCGCTCGACCGAGGCGGCGGGCGGTACGAGCCGCTGCTCGAGTACACGAGGCCCGAGCGGCACGGCTACGAGGACGCGGACTTCGCCGGCTCGGGGTCGTTCCGCTACCAGCTCCAGGCCGGGAAGCTGAACCTCGTCCCGGCGCCGCGCGGGACGCACACGATCCAGGTCTGGTACGTCCCGGCCTACACGAACATCACGGGCACGCAGACCTTCGACGGCGTCTCGGGCTTCGAGGAGTGGGCGATCTGGCTGACGGTCGCCGACCTGAAGCACAA